TGCAGTTGCAGTATTACAAGCTTATCAGCCGTTGCACCGTGCCGGAAATCAATGCCCGCATCAAGGCGATTCTTGGTCAATACGGTAGCGTGTATGTGCTTGACGGCAACAATATGGAGTTCGTCACATACGTATTCGGGTTCACACCGAACAGTGCTTTACAATTTGTTCTTGAAAACTTTGACGTTCTGCCCCGCCCAGCAGCGGTTGGCGTGAAATATATCGTTTCAACTAGACCCGCGTTCGGGTTCGGTTCGTTCAATCAGAACTTTAACAACGGCACCTTTTGGGCGGAAAATTAAACATGAATCAACATTATTTCGATGTACCTTTTGGATTCGCTGGTGACGTTACGAGCATTCCCGACCCGCTGCAGGTAGGCGGAACTATCTCGATGACAGAGGGGTGGAATTTTAACTATCAGCGTGACCTTGCCACAGACCCGGCCGCGTTGCCGATTGACCGGTCAACAATGAACTGGCTACTGTTGCAGATTACAACGGCGTTGCAGGCGTTGCAGACTGAAACCGTACCTGAATTCATTCTTGCGTCACAGAATGGCGGTGTGGCAATTTCATATGGTCTTGGTGCAGAGGTTCTTTGGTCGGCAAGCGGTAATGCGCCGTTTCAAAAGTTCGTCAGTATTATTGCCGCCAATGCCAACACGCCATCGGCATCGGACGTGTTGGGTACAACGACCGGCTGGCAAGTCGTGTGCGATCCGATTGCGACGTCTGCACAGGCTAGTGCGGGCACTAACAACGCATCTATCATGACGCCTCTGCTTGTCGCACAGCAGACAGCGTTACGCGCCCTGTTGGCCGGATCGTCAACTCAGGTATTCAACGTCGGCCTGGCGACATCGGCAACACATGCCGTTGAATTTGGACAACTGACAGGGGTCATTGGGTCGACGCGCAATCTGGTATGTACGAATCTATCTGGTGCGGCAGGAACATCACTTGTCTATACAGCCGACGCGCTTATTGTCGGTTCTGCATTGGGCGGTCTGCAATACGCGCTCGCCAGTTTCAATCAGACAATGAATGGCGCAACAACTGGTATCGGTGGTTTGGATACCGGCGCACTCGCAGCATCGAGCTACTATGCGATTTATGCAGCGTGGAACCCGACCACACAAGCCGCGGGCATCTTTGCGCAACTTGAAACTGGCACACCGACAACGGTCTATAGCGGTAGCCATCTGCCAGCCGGATATACAGCAACGGCACTAATTGGGGAATGGATCACAAACCCTAGCGCACAATTCGTGCAAGCATTTCAACATGATCGGCATGTTACAACAACGTCCCTTGCGTCAAACACATTTACCGCAGCACTTACCAATGCATCAATTACGTTAAACGTGCCATACGGTGCAAAGAAAGCACAAATTGGTAGCACGCAAACGACCACAAGCGGCGCAACAAGCTATGAAGCTGTGTTGGCATCTAGTTCCCCTGTCGTGGGCGGTACAGCTACGCTTAACGCTAGTATTAGCACTGCTGCTGCTAGTCTTGAACTATATGCAGTGCCCGGCTATGTTGACATTCTCACACCGCGCACGTGTTTTGGAACATGGATAGTAGTTGGTGGCGCATCACCACAACTAGTGCTTGCAATTGCAGGATACGACATCTAAGGATAACCCATCATGCAAAATGAAACTTTGGCAGCAAGCGCCGCAAAGGTCACTGCCGTAACATCGGGGACGTTAGTAAGTATGGTTCCAAATTCTGGCGCTATCGGGGCGGCGGCGGGCATTCTTGCAGCGAGCTATTCGGCGTTGCAGATCATCAAATCGCTACCGTGGCTTACGGACTATTTCATTGCCTTGCGGTCAGGTCTGATTCATCACGATTGGCGTCACTGGCGCAGCATTTCACGGCGCAACGAAAAGGACGACGAGGAGCAACATGATCAGTCCGTTAAGCCGTAAGGTACTGGCACTTGTCGCGGCTGGGGCATCGGCCGTTGCTATCGCTACGCAATTCCTGTCAGAGAAAGAAGGCGCTGACAGGCTGGTTGCGTATCAGGATGATAATGGCGTGTGGACCGCATGTATGGGTATCACACGCGGTGTCAAGGCAACCAGCAGTTTCACACCGCAACAGTGCAAAGCTATGGATGCGGCAGCGGTGAACGAAGCGGCCGACGAAGTAAAGCGTATAGTAACGGTTCCGCTCACCGAACCCGAACGTGCTGCGGTCATTTCGTTTTGTGCGTATAACATCGGGCCGGGGAAGTGTTCGACCAGCACTTTCCTCAAAGAACTAAACGCAGGCGACCGTAAGGCAGCATGCGCACAAATCAATCGCTGGATTTACGACGGGGGCCGTGACTGCCGTATCAGGTCTAATGACTGTTACGGGCAGGTTATCAGACGTCAACAGGAAACCGCACTATGCCAAATGAACTAGAACTATGTAGCGTTGCCGCCATCGTTGGTGCGTTGATCGGCGGCGGTGTATCGTTTGCCATCACACACAAGATTGATGGCGCGGCGCTTGCGCATGAACAAAAGGCGCATGCCGATGATATCGCCCGCATCAACGCGACGGCGGCGCAACAACTCGCAACCGCCCTTGAGCATCAACAAGCCGCAGAGGGTGCGGTTTATACCCTTCAACAGCAGTACGATAACGAGGTTGCCCAACATGCAAAAGATTCTCTTGATTACCGCGCTAAGTTGCTTGCTGGCACTGAGCGCGTGCGCGTCCACGTGTCCGGTTGTAGTATCGGCGCCGCCAGCGGAAAAAGCGCCGCCGCCGCCCCCGGCGCTGATGGTTCCACCAGCTACGGATTCCTTTCGCCTGAAACTGCTGCAAACGTTGCAGGACTAGCCGACGAAGCCGACGCGAACACTGCAAAACTTCGCGCCCTTCAACAGTACGTGACGGAGTTGCAAAACAATGGCTTCATATCAAACGGAAAGTGACGCACAGGCGGCAATCGAAGCGCACCCGGCATGTGCGCAGTTCATGAATACACCCGGCTCATTTGTGGTCTATTACCCTGCCGCGTACGTCATTCCAGGCGGCACGAGAGTACCCAAAGGCACTGACCCGCTCGCATCGCTCAATCTGCTGTACGACCGGATTGATGCATTCTGGCAGGCGCAACGCCTACAGGTGACTAAATGAAAAACGCCCCGCATCTAGCGGGGCGTTTTGCTTGGGGCGGTTGGGTTAGTGATGAAATACAATCAAACCGGCTTCAACCTGAGCATCAACGAACGCTTCAACGTTACCTTCGTTAAGAGCCAAGATTTCGTTATACAACTCGTGATCGGCCGGAACGTCGAGCGCAACAACATTGTTCATGCCGACCCGCGCGCCGCCGTTATCAAGATGCGCAACAAAGAATTCGCCGTTATCGAAAACAAACTTGGTCGTGTGTGCGGTCATTTCGTTCCCCTTCGTTGTCTGACAGTGTGTGACAAGTATAGAATCGTTACTAACGGTTTGCAAGTGGTCAATGCAAATAATTTGGCGATACTATCAACGGCCCATAATCCCGATTTGGCAACTGGTCCAATATCGACACGGCGGCTTGCGATCCGTCACTGTTCGTTGCGCGCGTGTGATATCTGGCGCACATCGCAACGTCATCTTCATCGGTGCCAATTTCATAGAACGCCAGATGATAATCAGTCATCGCGTCACCTTCATGGTTGCCAACAGTTCGCGCGCGTGGCGCACATAGTACTCATAGTCGATCCAATCGGGCATCTGTTGCGGCAGCGTCATCAGAGGCCATGCGCCGGTGCTGTCTGCAACCTGATTGCCATTCGTTCTGTAATGGATAGCGCCGGTATAGTCACGCCGGTATGCCCATCGGACAACCTTGCCAAGCACCTCATATGAACCAGGTTGTTGCTGGTCAAATGGTTCATGCTCGGTACCTTCATAGAGCCGTCTGACTGCACCCCCTTTAACCGTGCGCGATGATACGAACTTGCGGATATCGCGGCACCTGTAGATCGTTTCATCGAGCGGCACCCCGTGTTGGACGTAGGCGATGACCGCATCCATACAGATTTCCCGATGTGGCGCTTTCGATGATGATGGGCCGCTGCCGACTTCCGCGTGTACGAAAATACCTTTGCGCTTAACTTCGTCTTTGTCAGTAATAGCAAAGTAGTTGTTGACGTCGCGGAAGTAAATGCCTTTGTACGCCTGGTGTTCCAGTTCCATATCAACAATGCGTTCCCACTCTTTCATGATGACATTGCGGCGCGGTATGAGCGGTGTTGGGCACCGTGTCACGATACCGTCTGTGTTGGCCGACACGACACTGATACCGCTCAGTTCGAGCGCTTCGATAAGCATCAGCAACATCAATTGCCCGCTGATCGTTACTTGCATCAATAATTCAGGTGCATAGGCCATGCTGTATTTGCTGCCAAGCTTGCCGAACCATCCGTTCAACACAATCTTTTTGCTGTTACCTTCTTTCTTGCGACCGGCGCGTTTCGCAGCGATACGCTCGACAAACACTGTCTTGTAAATAATCAACTGTCCTGGTCCGCACTGTTCCGGGTAAAGCTCCTGATTGATGATGACCTTTGGATAAA